AACAACTAAAGAGATTAGTCGATGCTTTGATTAATGAAGATGAAGACGCAGCACGCGGAGCTTTCCGTATGTATGTCGTTGAAAAAATGAAAAAAGTTGTCGATGCCGACGCTGACGATGAAGAAGGCGATGCCGGTGAAGATGATGATAAGTTAGAAGATGAGGACGGTTCTAAGAAAAAATCTGACAAAGACGACAAAGACGCTGACGCTGACGATGAAGATGACGACGATGAAGATGATGAAGATGAAGATGACGACGATGAAGATGATGAAGATGAAGACGACGAAAAAGACGACTAAACTCGATAAAGGAGAAATAACATGAGTGTTCAACTTTTAATTGAAGAACTCTCTCCTGCTCAATGTCACATTGTTCAAGAGTCATCATCTGACGGGAAAAATATGTGGCTTGCTGGCGTTTTCATGCAAGCAGATATCAAAAACAGAAACAACAGAGTATATCCGTTGGCTGAAATTTCCCGAGCTGTAACTGAAGCGTCACAAAAAATCCAAGAATTAAATGGTATTTTTGGAGAGTTGGATCATCCACAAACGTTATCTATAAATTTGGACCGTATTTCACATGTAATAACAGACCTAAGAATGGAAGGAACGAACGCGTTTGGTCGTGCAAAGATTCTTCCTACTCCGATGGGAAATATTGCTAAAACATTAGTTGAAAGTGGAGTGCGGTTGGGTGTTAGTTCCAGAGGGGCAGGAGAAGTAAACGAAAGCGGTGATGTGAATAAGTATTCACTTGTTACTGTTGATATCGTAGCTACTCCATCTGCACCTGGCGCAATGCCTACATCGATATACGAATCATTGGAGATGAGCCAGAATGGACGTCAAGTTTTAACTCTATCAGAATCGATTCAACATGATCCTGTGGCACAAAAGTATTTCAAACAACAAATACTCAAGTTTCTGAGTGAGAATTTGTTTGCTAAGAAATAAGTTTTCAAAATTGACATAAAACGGAGAGTCCATAACTTATTGATTTTACAGGGAATACCGAATCACTTAAATAAGACAACCCCTTTAAAACCATTAGGTTATAAATAAATACAACAAGAATGCACGAAGGAGAAATAAAAATGAATGAACTTCTGAAAAAATTACTTGAAGCCCAAGTTCTTTCTGAAGAGACAAGGAATGCACTCGATGCTGCTTTCAAGGTTCAACTGCAAGAAGCTGTTGACTTAGCAAAGAAAGAAGCTACAGAGCAAATTCGTGTCGAATTGACTGAGCAATGGATTACCGATCGTGATGCATTGATTGAAGCAATCGATGATAAGGTAGAAGACTATTTGAAACAAGAATTAACTGAGTTGCAAGACGACATCGCGGCGTTCCGTAATTTAGAAGCTGAATATGCGGCGCGTTTGGTCGAAACCAAGGGCAAGATGGCGGGTGAACTTCAGGGTGACTTGGCTGAATTGATTGAAAAATTGGATTCTTTCTTAGAAATTCGATTGAGTTCTGAATTCGAAGAACTGCGTGAAGATATCAAAGACACCAAGAAATTACAATTTGGTAAAAAAGTATTTGAATCATTTGTTCAAGAATATCGCAAGAGTTTTGTTGACGGTGATGCAACTGAAGCGGAATTGCGTGACGTGCGTGAAAGCTATCAATCTGAAGTTGAAAAGCGTAAGCAAGCAGAACACAAAGTTGCTGATATGCAGCGCAAAATCAAACTTGAAAAAGTATTGAAGCCATTGAACGGAAAACAACATGAGATTATGGAAACAATTCTCAAGAACGTTCCTACCAATGGATTAGAAGAAGCATATAAGACCTTCATTGGTCGAGTATTAAGAGAGTCCGAGGACACAACAACATCAGAGAAGGAAACTAGAGTACTCGCTGAAAGCAAGTCCGAAATCGTAAACAAGTTCAAAAAAGGCATTCCGCCAAAAGGAAGTTCTTTTAGAACTGGCAATGTAGCAGATGAGGATGAAGCATCAAAAGAAGAAAAAAACAGCCAGGCTACTAAGACGGTTGTTGAGTCTTGGAAACACTTGGCTGGTTTATAAAATAAAACAACTTACTTTACAGGAGTACTAAAAATGAATGAATTAACAGAAAACTGGGGCGATATTAAAGAAGCTCTGCTCGAAGGTCTTGATGGAACAAAGCGCGAAATCACATCAACTCTTCTTGAAAATCAAAAACGTCAGGTTTTGACTGAAACTGCTGCTGCTGGATCTACGGATGCACATGCGATTGCTGGTTTCCGTAAAATCATTATCCCGATGATCCGTCGTATTATTCCTAGCACTATTGCTACGGAAATCGTTGGTGTTCAACCTATGCAAGGTCCAGTTGGCCTTGTGTACTCATTGCGTTACAAATACGGCGAAGGTATCACTACTAACGTTACTCCAGAAGGTGATATTCCTAACATCGGCGATCCGACCGACTTTGAAGCGTTTGGTAACTTAAATGCTATCCGTCGTTTCTACTCTGGTGCTACTGATGCAGCTCAAGTTGCTGGTGCTGGTGGTATGGGTGCTCCTTCTACTAGTGCTATCGCTGGTGCAGCTCAAGGTAAAGCTTGGCCTTCTTCATTAGACAGTGCTGCTGGTTGTACAGTCGGTGGATCTGGATCTTTCATTGAAGGTTCTGGTGGTCGTAAGATGACAGTGCAGGTTGTGTCGCAAGCGGTTGAAGCTGGTTCGCGTAAGCTGCAAGCTGGTTGGACTATTGAAGCTATGCAAGACTTGCAAGCTCAACATGGTCTGGACCTTGAGAATGAGATGACCAAAGCTTTGTCGGCTGAGATCGTTCAAGAAATTGACAACGAAATCATCACCGATCTTCAAGCATTAGCCGGTACAGTTGCCACTTTTGATGGTGCATTGCCTGGCGCGCCTGGTTATTACCGTCCGACATTCGTTGGTGATCGTTTGGCCAACTTGGGCGTTATGATTAACTACGTTGCTAATGAAATTGCGCGTAAGACTCGTCGTGGTGCTGGTAACTTCATCGTTGTGTCTCCGATGATTGTGTCTGTTCTTCAATCTGCTGCTAAGAGCGTGTTTGCTCCTGCTGTTGCTGGTTCGTTTAAAGGACCTAACAACACAATGTTAGCTGGTACGTTGAATGGTACTATCAAGGTTTACACATACTTGTGGAATCAAACACAGACTACAGACGTTGGTGGTGCTGGTAATGATACCATTTTGGTTGGTTACAAAGGTGGAAATGGAGAAACCGATTCTGGCTACTTCTACTGCCCATATATCCCACTGATGAGTTCTGGTGTTGTTATCAATCCGGTAACGTTCCAACCTGTCGTTAGTTTAATGACCAGATACGGAAAAACCACCTTCACAAGCAAAGCAACATCGCTTGGTAACTCTGCTGACTACTACGGAAAAGTTAACGTGACAGGAATGTCGTTAGCTTAATAGTAAAATCAGTGTAATAGTAACATAAGAAAGCCCTGCATTGCAGGGCTTTTTTGTTTCTTGGTACCCAAATGTTATTAGAATATAGTACGAACGCATAAATACATATACCTTATTATAACAACATTATCCATGAAACTAACATTTAAAGAGTATTTGAATTCAAAACAGCGGCTACTCGAAGCAATAACGAAATCGCCGGTGCAGAATTCTACGTATGATGTTGTGAAATATTGTAAGTTGTCGGTAGTTAATGACGACGATAGAGTTACCATGTTACTAAAACCAACCCAAAAAGTTGTGGTTGAATGGAAGTATGAAAGTCTTAACAATCCAATTCCGGTCAGAGTACGATTTGAAGATACAAAGAAGCCGGTTTTAAGTGAAACATATTATTCTACTACCTGGAAAGGTAGTAAGCTCAAAGAGTGGTTAAAAAAGAACACCACTGAAATCATCTTATAGTCACAACACGTCATCTGCTAGTTTACATAAATAAATAATGTAAACGTGTAATAAGGATGAAGTTTAATGTCTACTCTAGGTTTCTATCAAGATTCTCCTCATAAAATTGAAAATGAAGGTCGAGAAATCGCTATTAAGTTGCAAAAAACCAGTCCTTCTACGGCCAAAGTAACGTGGAATCTACCAAAAGGTGCTCCTGGTTGTTCTGTCGATGATTTAGTGTATAACGGCATGGTTGTAGTCGCTGATACAGTACCCATCCGAATGGAACAAACGCCAACAAATAGAACGTATTATACCGGTGATCCAACAGTAGATCGTAATTTGCATGCTGGTGACCGAATTGGATCAGGTTTAGTAATTGGAGCTTTTTATGATGACAAGACCACGCTGTCGTTGGATATATCTGGATTACAACCAAATGTTCCATACTATGTTGCAGGATTCGCAGTTGATAATGTAGGAACATATCACACTGAAGGTGTTCACACATACTCACAAGATTACCAAGAACCAGGTCTTCCAAATACTGCTGGATATCAAACAATACAACTTGGAGTGCAATCAACTGCGTTAACAGGTTTAGGTCCGGGTAAATGGACCAGAACCTTTAATATATGCATTGATGGAATTGATTATACAATATCAGTGAATGGTACACAAGCTATCACATATCAAGAGTTAGTTGATATGTTAAACTATTCACTCGCTACATTAAACAACCCATTTCAAGGGAATAATCCACCTGGATATGGCACGTTGTACGTGGATCCTATTACACACAAACTGTATGCTTGGAACGGACACACTAACGTTGAATTGGATTCCATAGTTAGTGGTACCAGTCCTACAATGCCGGTGGTTAACGATCTGTGGCTAGACACGATACTAGGTAAAATGAAAAGATGGAGTGGTATCGATTGGATTATACAACCATCAATCAGTTTCAAGGCTGATCCTACTGTTGTTGAATGTGGAACATATTGGTTTAATGGTACGAATGCATTTCAGTGGGATGGTACGATCTGGAAGCCGGTCAGTACGATTAATCAATCCAGAGATCCTGCATTAAAACCAGCGCTACCTTGTGGTTCCTATTGGCTTAACACAGAGACCAATACCATGTATCAATGGAAAACGAAGTCAGGATCATGTATTCCGGGTGAATCTGTCGTTGGTTCATGGGTACAAGTTAACGTTCTTGTGTGGGATGACGATCCAAGAATGATTCCTGTTGGTAATTATTGGTACGATACTTCTGTTAATAAACTCAAGTTTAGAGCAGTTGGACAGTGGCAATTGGTTAATACGACGGTTATAGAATCAACAAGGGAAGTACCACCGTTAGCAGACGGAATTGGGTCTTTTTGGTACAACCCAACTGCTGAAACGTTACACACCTGGAACGGTACTGAGTGGATATCTGTTACACAGTTATTAGTAGTATGGTACGAAGACCCCATGATTCCATCAGCAGGAGACTTGTATCTAAACGATAACGAATTGTTTGTTTGGGACATCTTGTCATTACAATGGAAACTTGTTTCTACTCTATATCAATCTCATGTAGATCCAGCTGCTGTTCCGCCTTTGGTTAAACCAACTATCTGGTTTGATGGCGTTCATACTCATGAGTGGGATGGAATGCGATGGATTGACCCGTGTATAATTGAATTTCCGACTGACCCTATGTATGTGCCTAATAATACATTTTGGTATAATACTACAACGAAAGTGTGGATGGAAAGAATTGGTGGGGTTTGGACTCCGATAATATACATTGAACACGATTCAATACCATCTACAGTAACAATGGGTCAATATTGGTTTAATCCTATCACTCATTCATTAGCAGTTTGGAATGGGGTTGATTGGATACCTCTCATGTTTCAATCAGTTCCATTTATCACGGCTGTTGGTACGACGTGGTACAGTCCTGCTACCAAAGCATCTCTTATCTGGACCGGTGGAGAATGGAAAGAACATTCCGTTCCGTTCGTGCGATTAGATGAACACGGAAATCTATTGTTTACTAGCGGCACAAAGGGATCAAAATCAACCGTTGTAATTAAAGACAGTCCAGCTCCAATGGGATTGTTCGTATCTCTTTTCCCAGCAGGAAGAATTCAGCCTACTACGCAAGGAACTGATGGACTTCTTCCAAACCCATCATATATGACACAAGGTGTTGGAACTGATGGGTCATCGGAAGAACGTAGAGAAATGGCAGAGACTATACTGTTACAACTTGGATATCCAACTATTCAAGTTGAATTAACGAAACAACAACTAGAATTTTGTATAGATCAAGGGTTACAAACATTACGCAGACTGGGGTCAGCTGGGTATGAACGTGCGTTTTTCTTTATGAACTTTAAGGCTGGGTTGCAACATTATACGATGACAGATCAGACTGTAGGATTCCATAAAATAGTAAGTATTATGGGAATGTATAGAACAACATCAGCGTTTTTAGGAACTGCTGAAGGGCAGGGTGTGTATGGTCAAGTAGTGTTACAACACTTATATTCAATGGGTACGTTCGACTTGGTTAGCTATCATATAATCAATGAATACGTAGAACTAATGGAAAAACTGTTTGCTGGTAACATCATGTATACATGGAGAGAAAAGTCCAGAACACTGTCTATCCATCAAAACATTTGGAGAGATGAACGTGTGTTGGTAGATGCAGTAATCGAGCGTACTGAACAAGACATATTATCTGATAGATATCTGAATAACTGGATACAGACCTGGGCAACGAGTGAAGCATGTCAATTATTAGCGGAAATTCGTGGAAAGTTTTCAACGTTACCGGGTGCTGGTGGGGGTATTACATTAAATGCTGTGGATTTGAGAACTCGTGCCACCGAGGGATTCAATCGATGCATACAAGAATTAGATGATTATATAGTGAATCGTGTAGAAGACTACGGTCTAAACTCTCACTTCATAATGGGATAACAGGGAGATACAGTATATGTCTAATTGTGGAAGTGTTGGGAACATGCCAACTGATTGCATCGGTGATCAGTTGTGTTCTCCGTTTGATCTTACTACTGATCCAGCCAATTGTTTCATGCAGAATTCCGCTGCCGAAGCTATCACAATAGCTGGAGCCACAATGAATGTGTTTAGGTTGCTCGGAATTCACCAACAAGGACAATTGATCGATTTGACAGGCAATGGAACTCCGATAAGCAGTGGAGAATATCCTGATTATAAGGCCGTTAATGTCTACAATGATAATTTTGATGAATGGAGGTCAGTTCAAAAGGGATCGTTCGTTACTTCAGCGGCGTTTTTTGGGTATGACTTTGGTCCAATATTACTAGACAATGGTCGACTACGATATTCAGTTGATACAGACGTCCGGCATCATATCACGTCTATTCGAATCGCACAGGGGTGTGAGTCCAACAATCGAATATCAAGAGCTAGGATAGAGCGATCAGATGATGGCAATGTATGGTATGGGGTTGCTATTATTAACCTAAAGGACACATTTGATGTTGAAACTATATCATTTTCACAATCAGCTCCTTCACGGTTTTGGCGAATTCGTCCTTTGACGTTTTTAGGTGGTACAGATGATTTCTGGGCTATTAGACAACTAGAGTTAATAGATTACACAGCACTACACATAAGTAACATTCAAGACGAGTTGGGGTTTTTAGAGAATAGAGACAGAGCATACGCAAAAGAAAGTGTGGGAATGAGAGGGTTTTACGAGGTCCAAGACTATGCAACTAGTTTATCTCGATTTGGTATCGACTTGAATGATTTGCAAACGTTTAATATAAAGGTAGCATTTAACGTAGCGGTCGCTATGTTAGGTAGACCGTTTGTTATTGGGGATATTATAGAACTACCGAGTGAAGCACAGTACGCTCCAGATATGACAGTAGTCAAAAAGTACTTAGAAGTAAATGACGTTGGTTGGGCGGCTGATGGATTTACCCCTGGTTGGAAACCAACTATTCAACGAATTTCAGCAATTCCAATGTTAGCAAGTCAGGAAACGTTAGATATTGTAGGAGATATTAATCCAGCAACCAACCTGAATGATTTCTTTGGGTTGGAGCATACTCCATTTAACAAAGATGCTTTCGTTGCACAAGCTAAGATCGAGGCAGCGGCGGAAACTTGGGTTCCTGAAAGAGGAGAAGATATAGCAGACGTTAGATTCTTCAATGACGAAGAAGTCAAAAAAGCTGCTGCAATTGGTATAAACATTGCTAAATTTAATATAAACCAACGTGGGGCGTACGTTGAAGATGGAATGCCACCAAATGGAATATCGTATACAGAAGGACAAACGTGGCCTACAAGTCCAGTTGACGGAAGTTATCATAGGTTAACATACGAAAAACGGTTAAATATCCCAGTAAGATTGCACAAATATAGTGTGGCTAAAAACAGATGGGTATTTGTTGAAGAGGATAAGAGATCGCAATATAACACTGCGAAACCGATGTTGAACTCGCTTCTTCAAGATCCAACTAGAGTGCATAATAATGAAATCGAATAAGGACATTACATGAAGTTTTCCACATATTTGATAGAAACGGCGGAGAAGGTATATGCTACCAAATACACTATCGAGGAAATAAATCAATTGCCCACGTTGTCTGGTGCAACTTTAGAAGGTGTCGCTAAGGTTGGGAATGTTGTATTCGATCAAGTATCTGGATTAGGTGCAGTTCCGAACAATCAGAATGTTGTATATAGAGGTTTTGTTGGTATGATGTTACCAAAGAATTTTGAATTGTTTGCACAACGTGCTGACCGAGGAGAGGACGCCAAAAATATTCAACAGTTGATCAAGGAAGGATATGGTATAGGATCTCCATTTTTAGTTTTAAAGATCAATAACATTGAGAATATTGACAAAATTACACTGTCGGTCGTTGGTCACGAAGGACGTGCACGGTGTGTAGCATTAAATACAATGCAACCTGGTGTTGTTATTCCTATTCATTTTATATTATATGGTGAGACGAGAGCTAGGCATTTAAATAGCCAAATCATATCTCTGCTAAATGATCGCATAACAGCAGAAGGTACTAATGTTTCAGTCAAAAACAAGATAAAAAGTGTATGGATAAACGGAAGGCATGTTACATTATGATGAACAACTACTATTTTAACAATCAAATATCAAGATACATAATCCAATTCATGCATATATTTGGTGGATTACAAGTCATGACCGGTAAAGGAGGTGATGGTAAAGTAAAATCATTACTCGTTCCGATTCATTACGGAAGCAAAGACAAAGTCACTGCTTCAATCTTGAGCGAAAATACTCAAAATAAACCACTCCGCCTGCCTGTTATGAGCTGTTTCATGGATAGTATCGTATATGCATCTGAACGAAAAAAGGGTGTTGGAACTGTGCGGACAACTCCGTATGTTCCTAGAGGTGGATTAATTCCGGATGATGCAAAAGTTATACATCAGTTGATGCCAAATCCTTATAATATAACAATGTCATTATCAATATACACAAGCAATATACATACTCATCATCAAATATTAGAACAAATATTTATGTTATTTGATCCTGTCTTACAAATCCAAGTGTCGGATTCAGCTTTTGATTGGACTAAAATAACATTTGTTACTCTCGGTGATGTTAGGTATGAAGAGAACTTTCCGATTGGCGTAGAACGAAGAATGATAGTTACTACTATCACATTTGACTTACCGATTTACATATCTGCCCCAGCGAATCTCAAAAATCAAATTATTAAAGATATTTACGCTCGTATTGGTGTGATAGAAACAGGAACGTATGATAGTGAAGAAATAATTGCCGAGTTAGATCAACAAAACGTAAACTATGAATTATTAGCTTCGACAGACGATCTTGATATTCATTGAAACATTAAACTTCGTCATCGCCTATTTGGACATCTGGTGGAGTCAGTTCGTCGAGTTTACTAACACGATCTGTTTTATCGAGTTGTCCGTAAAACCCCGTCTCTTTAGGGCGGGGATGTAAGGATGCTCTTGACTTTTCAGCAAAAACAATTTACTATAAAAGCATGATTACATCTACTAAAATTCGCATCTATCCAGA